GAGCGCAAGCGCAAATTAGAAAAGTCGAAGCTGAAAATGCTAAGAACGTTAAGAAAACTATCAACATACAGAAAAAGGCAGATGCGGATAAGAAACGCGCTGCGGAACTAGAACGCCTTAGAAACCGTATCTCCTACAAGTTCGACATTGATGCCATCAATTTAAACGCAGCCCTGCGCCGCGATCTATCTATTGAGGACAAATCTAGAGTTCTGGAATTGGCCGCTTTAAAGAAGTCTGAGTATCAAACTGAAGAGGAAGCCATCAAAACCTTAACGGCGGCCATAGAAGCAACCTCCAAGATAAAGCCAGATATAAAGTTCAACGATAACTTAGATGATATTTTAGAAAAGTTAAGAAAACTGATCGAGGGTAAATACAACATAAGCATTGGAGCGACAATCACCGTACCTAACATTCCAACGCCTGGCGGTTCTGCTAGTGCAGGTGGATTACCGCCAACCTTTGATCCAGGTGGATTTAGAAAGAAAGACGAAGGTGGCACAGATTTACCTGTAAAACCACCATTCGCAAAACCGCCTGGTATTGATTTACCAGGTGAGGTTGGCGGCGAACCTGCCACAGCTTTCCCTCGACCCTTTGTACCTGACACAGGCAGTTTTAGATTCTTTGAGGAGAATCAAAGCAGTTCTTTGCGAAACTTATATGACAGCACCTCTGTGCCTTCTAATTTTGACCCATCCTCATTTAGATTCTTTGAGGAAACAGGATTTTCAGCTCGAGGAATGGAAACGCCATCGTTCTTTGATCCAGCGCGCTTTAGAGCGCGCGATGAAGGCGTGGTCGTAAATGTAAACGTACAAGGATCAGTGGTTGCTCAAAACGACCTAGTAGCGGCTGTCACCGATGCCGTTTACGCTACGCAGCGCTCAGGTAACAATCTACTGCTGGCAGAATAATGACAACAGGAGCTGTATTTAACTGCACCATAGATTTTAGCAACGGTGCAAACTTTGACCCTAGCCTTGTATTGGACGATCCCTCTACGCCACTAGACCAGTCTGTTTTAGGTACTAGTGCATCTGAAATTGTAGATGTAAGTCAATATGTACTCAAGGCAGCAGTCAGGCGCGCGTACAACCGAACCTCAGATAGTTTTACCGCAGGTAATGCCGCAGTTCGTTTGGTAGATGAAACAGGACTATTTAATCCTGCAAACACCTCTAGTCCTCTGTTTGGCAAAATATTACCGATGCGAAAGATTAGATTTCTTGGCGAATATAATGGTGTGGAATATGCGCTGGGATCTATGTATGTACAGTCCTGGAAGTACCAAAGTCCCACAGGCTTTGATCCTGCCTATGTAGACCTTAACTGCGTCGATGGTTTTCAGCTTCTCAATTTAGCTAGCATTAGTACCGTTACAGGCGGCACGGCTGGTCAAACAACGGCTGAACGTATAACCAGCATATTGGACGAGGCCGAATGGCCTGGGGGAATGAGATCTATTTCCACCACGGCCACGACGACCGTACAAGCCGACACAGGGGCCACTAGAACGGCCCTGGCGGCCTGTCAGACGGTCGAATCGACCGACCTGGGGGCTTTCTATATGAACCAGCAGGGATACGCCACATTCCTAAGTAGGAACGACATTATTGCCGCCTCTGGGGCCACGGCCACGGTCTTTAGCGATACAGGCGCTGGAGGCACTATTAACTACCAAAGCGTGTCCTTTGACCTTAGTGACTTTGGCCTAATCAATAGCTGCACGGTTACTAGGACAGGCGGTACGCCTCAGACGGTAAACAACGTCGACAGTATTGATATCTACTTTAAACACAGCCGTAATAAAACCACAATTGCTCAGACCGATGCCGATGCATTAAACCAGGCGTTGATGATTGTAGCTAGTCGCCAAGAGGTAGGGGCAGACCTACGAATGGAAGCGTTAACGTTGGATGCCTTTGATGGATCAAATAGCGCGCGAGTCATTGCTGCTTTAGACCTGGATGTCTTTGATCCCATCGAAGTTATACAAACATTACAGGGAGGCACGGTCATAAGTGACACGGTAATCACTGGCGTGGCCTACGACATAACTCCTAATTCATTCCAGACTACGTTCACAACCGCTCAACCCTTCGCAAGTGGCTTCGTGCTAGACTCTAGCGTCGACGGCTTGCTTGATGAGGATTCTCTAGCCTACTAAGGAGAACAATGGCAAAACAAACTTTCACAACTGGTCAGGTACTGACCGCCGCACAACAAAACTCACTGCAGTCAAATGACTTTAATCAAACCGTAAGTGTTAAAACTGCTAATTACAGCTTGCTGGCAGCTGATAAAGGCACACGTATAGAATTCAATACTTCAGGATCGGTGACCTGCACAGTAAATAGCGGCCAGTTTGATGCTGGCGATACGCTGATAATTCAGAACCGTGGCGCTGGAACTGCAACAATAACAGCAGGAACCGCTACCGTAAATACGAGCGCAACTTTAGTAGTAAAACAATATGACAGCGGTGTTCTTTATTTTGTCTCAGATAGCTCAGCTATTTATTTTGCATCTGATGCGGCTGATACACCTTTGACTACAAAAGGTGATTTATTTACTTTTAGTACAGCTGCAGATCGCTTAGCTGTCGGATCCGATGGTGACACTCTTGTCGCGGATAGTGCCACTTCGACAGGCTTGCGCTATAACCCAACAGTTGAGGCTGGCAAAAATCGCATTATAAATGGAGCGATGGCAATAGACCAAAGAAACACCGCCAGCACAGCAGTTACTGTTAATGCAGCATCAATTTTTCGCACATTAGACCTATGGCGCGCTTTTGGTGTTACATCTGATGGAGTTTATACTGTTCAGCAAGTTGTAGATGCACCTGATGGTTTTTATAATTCATTGAAGGCAACAGTTACTACGGCTGATGCTTCATTGGCTGCTACTGATGCTTACTTTATTACCCAAAATATTGAAGGATATAATGTTAATGATTTTGCTTTGGGAACTGCTGCAGCAAAAACTTTTACTTTATCTTTTTGGGTCAAATCAAGTCTAACAGGAACTTTTGGTGGTTCATTTAGAAATAGCAATGCAGATAGGTCTTTTCCATTTACTTATGCAATTTCATCTGCTAACACTTGGGAATACAAAACAGTAACTTTAACAGGTGATACATCTGGAAGTTGGCAAAAAACTAATTTAATTGGAATTGGAGTTAATTTTTCTTTAGGCGCTGGCACAGATAGAGCAGGAACTGCTAGTGCTTGGAACGGAAATAACAACTCTGGAGCAACTGGTCAGACGCAAATTATCTCAACTCTTAACGCGACCTTATTTATTACTGGGGTTCAGTTAGAACGCGGATCCGTTGCTACTGCGTTTTCTAACGCAGGGGGAACAATCCAAGGCGAGTTAGCCGCTTGCCAGAGGTATTATCAGCGAGTTGATTCTGCCAATGCTAGCGATACCCGTATGAACACAGCGAATATGGTTGCCAATTCAACAACAGTTGCCTATGGTAATTTTGCATTTCCAGTTCGTATGAGAACGAGTCCTACCTTTGGCTCATCTACGGCAACTGGTTGGTCTTTAGGAAGAATTGCTGCAGCCTTAACTGCTTTAGCACAAGAAAGAGCAAGCCAATATTCGTCAATGGTAAAAGCCACAGTTGCATCAGGTTTGACCGCTGGTAATGGAGATTGGTTAGAGGTTGGAAATAATAATACGGCTTACATAGAGTTTAGTGCGGAGTTATGATGACCACATACAGAAAAGAAATTTCAGAATTATCTGGAGATGAACTGCTGATAAAGATAGATGCAGAAGGTAAAGAGTGGTGGATACCTGCCGACCCTTCTAACTCCGATTATCAACGTTACCTGCGCTGGCTAGAAAACCCAGACGCAGAGGAAAACGGCACAATCTCGTAGGATTATGGAGAAAAGCGCTAACGGATGGCCAGCATCAGCCGATCCTGAGGAGATAGCTATTATTCGCAAGCGCGTACCAGGCACTGATTTAAAGCTTCGTATTGCCGAGCCTGTAGCGCCGTTGCTTATAGCATTCGCCGCCGACTTCCATCGCCTAGTTGAACCTTTAGATGAGGGTCAGTTGGACGACTGGGGCTATTGCTATCGCAAAGTCCGTGGAACCCAGACGGTCATTTCTAATCACGCCAGTGGCACGGCCATTGATCTAAACGCTACAAAGCACCTTCTAGGGGCCGTTAATACCTTTAACAAAGAACAAGACAAGACCATACGAAGACTCTGTCGTAAGTATGGATTAAAGTGGGGCGGAGACTACAGATATCGCAAAGATGAAATGCACTTTGAGATAGCATTAAACTCCGCACAAGTAGCTACATTGATCTCTGCATTAGGTTTGGAGAAAACTGATGACAACCGCAAAACGGAAGAAACAAATCAAGACGGCGCAGCAGGTGGCGGCTTCTTGGGGCCGCGCAGCACTTAGCGCTGCCATTGCTTATTATCTAGCCACTGGGGATGTAACAATTAAGGGTTTAACAAGCGCAGCTGCAGCAGCGGTGCTTCCACCTTTATTGCGTTATGTAAATCCAAAGGACGAACTCGGACGTGGATAATCTTGTTATCCAATTAGGCGTTATAGCAGCTGCCACAATATCTGGGGTGGCTGCTATATTTGCTGCGCGTGCTGAAAAAAACAGCCGTCCAGTTTCAAATGGTTTTGCTGAGGAGGTGCTGACAGATTTAAGAGAATTAAGAAAGATGTTATTCCAACATTTAAAAGAACACGATAAAGAGGGACAAAATGAAAAGTGTATACATTGTACCAACAAGAGGACGACCAGAAAACGCGTCAAGGCTTCTTAAAGCTTGGAAAGATACGGACGCTCAATCAGATTTATTCTTCGTCTGCGATATAGATGATCCGCGTATGCGCGATTATGAAAAAATACCTGATATAGCTATCATTACAAATCTGCACACCTCTGGTGGAATGGCGCAGCCTTTAAATATGGCAGCAATGATTTTATTAAATGATGAAAAATACGACCGCTATCAGTACTTTGGATTTATGGGCGACGATCATTTGCCACGCACTAAGTATTGGGATTACTTATTAAAGCTAACAATTCCAGGCACAAAACAAGGCATCGCATACGGCAATGATTTACTGCAGCAAGGCAACCTGCCCACGGCCTGTTTAATGACGCGAGGCATAGTAGAAAAGCTACGTGGAATGGTGCAGCCTGGGGCCAAGCATCTATACCTGGACAATTTTTGGTTGCAGCTGGGTAGGGATATAAACGGCCTCTACTACTCGCACGACATTGTAATAGAGCATCTACATCCTGTGGCTGCCAAAGCAACGATGGATGAGCATTACGCAAGGGTCAACGCGCCTGAATATTACGAACACGACAGAAAAATATTTGAGGCATTTATAGCAAGCGACACTTACAAAGAACTTGTTTTGGCCTTGTTATGAAAATCTTAATTACAGGGTATCGAGGCTTTGTAGGACAACATTTCGTGCGCGCATTAGAAAGCCACACTTTAACTCTGGTAGATATAAAAGATGGAAATGATGCCAGGGACTTCTTTCGAGAAAATGACACGCACTATGATCTAGTGATACATCTAGCAGCGGTTGTAGGTGGTCGCCAAATGATAGAAGGCAATCCACTGGCTTTGGCCGTCGATTTAGCTATTGATGCTGAGATGGCTTCGTGGGCAATGCGTACAGTTCCAGGTCATATTTTGTACTTCTCAAGCAGCGCCGCGTATCCAATAGAGCTACAAACAGGAGCCTACAAACGAAGGCTGACAGAGAATGACATCAATTTAAAAGATATTCGTTTACCTGATATGACTTACGGTTGGGCAAAGCTGACAGGTGAGATGCTTTGCGAGCATTTACGTCAGGAGGGTCTGACGGTCACGGTCTTGAGACCATTTAGTGGATACGGAGCAGAGCAGGATCCTAGCTACCCATTCAGGGCTTTTATCGACAGAGCCGTACGCCTAGAGGACCCTTTTACAATCTGGGGGTCGACCCTTACGGTGCGCGATTGGATTCATATAAGCGACATCGTTGCTATAAGCCTGGCAATGGCCCAGGACCGCCTATCGATCACGGCAAACCTGGCCACAGGTAGGGCCACGGCCTTTGCGGAACTGGCGACCTTGGTCATTAAGGCTAGGGGTGGGGGCTACAAGCCCAGGATTGAGGTCAACGAGGGTGCGCCTAAAGGGGTCAATTACAGGGTAGGCAATCCTGGCTTCTTACGCAGCTTAGGCTTTGAGCCTAAAGTAAGCCTTGAGGTTGGCGTGGCGCAAGCCCTGTCTGTCTGGACTTGACGCTAACCTGTTAATACCTAGAAGCTCCTAACCCTCTAGGTAAAGGGACAGAAATGCAATTACTACAGCAATACTCCGATCTGCTGATTTTCTTATGCTGGCTCGGCGTGATCACTATTGGATATCTATACGGTCACCACGTCGGTTATGAACGCGGTTTTTTAAGAGGCCGTTACTCAAGCAGAGAACATCCATCACGGAGAAATAGTTAATGAATCTTAAAGAAATCGCTGCTGAACTTGCAGCGTTAACCGTCATCAAAGATGCCGTCACTGAAGCAACTAACTCTTTGCGCGAATTAGCAAAGGATGAGCTTACAAACGTCGGCGCTGATATGACCAAAGCAGTCATCGACAATCAAGAGGTAGCTAAAGTCACCCTTGTAAGCCGAGACGTGGCCTTCGTTATTACAAATGAAAGTGCGTTCTTGCAGTGGGTAACGGAGAATTTCCCAACGGAAATCGAACCAAAGGTGCGTGATGGGTTTAGAAAGAAATACACGGAGACCCTAGCAATGACACCTGATGGAAAGATATTTAGCACCTTAAATGGAGAAATCTTAGACTTTATGTCTATTGAGACCAAAGCTCCTTATGTATCGACTCGTTTTGCACCTGAAGGTCGCGAGATCGTGCTAGAGGCAATGCGCGAGCATCGCCTAACAACCTTACCCTGGCTTAATAGCTACGTGGAAACCAAACGCAGAACGGAGATTGAATAATGGACGATAAGCAAGCGGCAAAACTACGCGCTCCATTTAAAGAAAGTCAGATTGAAAAGAAAGTGATGGGCAGTCGCTCATACAACTACATCAATCACGCGGTTGTTACCGATAGATTAATTGAAGTAGACCCAACCTGGTATTGGGCTCCTATGGCTTTAGCAGAAAATGGAATGCCACAGCTAGATGAACACAACGGCATCTGGATTAAGTTAACAATATGCGGAGTAACGCGTATTGGATACGGAGCTTCCGAGCCGCATCAAAAAGGTGCAGATGCGGTGAAAACAGCTATTAGCGATGCAATCAAGAATGCAGCGATGCGTTTTGGCGTTGCACTTGATTTGTGGGGCGCTGATAGCAATGGACAAAGCGCAGAGAGCGTGACCCTTTCCACGCCAACTCTGCGCTCTGTTCCACCCTTAAAGCCAGTGGTTACTGAAAGCCAAGACTTAGCAGACTTTATAGCCGCACAAAGGCCAAATGATCCAACGCCAATCGTACAAACGGCTGAGGAGACTGGTGAGCCGCACTGCAAACACGGAAGCTTTGCTTGCCGTATTTACAGAAACGGCACAAGCAATAGCGGCAAACCGTATGAAGGTTTATTTTGCCAACGCAAACCATACGAAGAGCAGTGCACACCTGTTTCCATTGACGGAAAGCCGTGGAAGAAATGAAGAAATCAAAGAAAACAAATCGCATAGTTAAAAGCCAGAAATGCGATCACACGTTGCGCCCTGAATTTGCTGAGATGGTTGATAAAACCATTTTTAATTTTCAAAGGATAAAGCAAGAAAATGACGAGGGCTTATTGATGGCTACTTTGCTAAACTTTGCCCTTGTGTTGCCATCGTTTCTTACTGCCTTATCACAAGATTATGAAATAAGTGATGAAGCCACTGACATTGACTGAACAAGATAAGGCGTTGGCGCGT